GGTTGAGGTAACTTGTTTATTAAATCCTGGTGCAAATTTTACTTTTTGTAACATACAAAATCCTTAATAATAAGGCAGGAGATGATGTGGTGGATATCTCCCGCCATATTATTATATACAATATTATTTAGGTAATTTAAAGCCTTTATACCAAGCAGGCAACCCTAAAAACGGTCTCTTATCGTATAGATTTTCTTTAGCTGTTTTAGATGATGATTTGTTATAATGTAAAAATACTTGTCCACAATCTTTACCAGTAAACTCTTCTCGCCAATGTTCTAAATCACAACCAGAATAAATTAACATGTCACCTGGATTAAGATTTATTTTAATCCCTGCTTGACCTTTACCACCTGTTGGATCTAAATAGATAGGCCATGGGTCACCACCAAGATTTAACGTAGTTGATATCTCACAAGAATATCTATCACTATGTCTAGCTAACACATCACCTTTTTTATATATTCTAGCATATGCATATGTAGGAGATAGTTTTAAATTAGTGTGTTTTTCCATAACAGGTTTTACTTGTTCTAATAAAGTTTCCATTGCTATATCACTGTAGTGTGAGTATGTGTTTGGAACTTGTTCATCATTCCATACACCAAAGTATTCTGTAAATGGTGATATGTATTTTTGATCAAATAAAAATCTTGCAACTTTTCTTTTATTTAAAAAATAATTGTAAACAAAATTAGCTATCTCTTTTGAGATTGCGTTTTTTAAAACAGAATATTTATTTTTTTGGAACGCCGATTTTTTTAATGACATTTTTACCTTTCAGTTGCATTTTAGATTTTAAAAAATTATCTATAAAATTTGGTTTATTTTTTAACGGACTAGATTCTAATACAGTTTTAATAAAAGCTTTTTTCATATCTTTATTTTGCATTTATAACACTCTTTGGTATTGCCTGACAGTTCCAATGTATAAATCTAAATGGCTCATATCCCATATCTACTATATATTGATGTGGCATGTAAGATGGAAAAAACATTGTTCTACCGGGTTGTACTTTATAATTAATTTGTGATGATGCGTAAGTTACTTTTGTTTTATCTTTTTCTGGTAAAAGATTCATAACGTTACCTGGTCTTGGGTCTTCAAATAATGGCATAGATGTTGCCTCACTTGCTTTTAAAAAATAAAAACCAGATATGTGACCATTCCAATGTGTATGTAATGTATGATGTCCTCCACCTTTTTTAGCAAACTCTTGCACCCACATTTCTGTAGTAAACAATACATAGTTAGTCATATCAAAACCCATTTCAATTAATAAATTATGTGCAGTTGCTCCTACATAATCTTGTAATTTTTTAAACTTAGGATCACCTATCAAAGATGTTGAATGAAACACATGTCCCATGTCTCCTTTGTTACCAAACTTTTTATTTCTTTTATCTATAGACTCTTTTAAATTTTTCTTTGATGCTTCAATATAAGAATTAGATGCATTATTTAATTCGTTAACAAAACCAGGTTCATCACCATACCATATAGGAGATGGAAACAAATCTTCTCTTTGTAATTGTTTTGGAAATTGTAACTCTTCTTTTATTTTTTTACTTTTTTTCTTTTTCATACTTTCCTATCTATATGGCCATCCTAAATTCCAAATAACCAAACTATTTCTTTCACCTTTTTTAACTGGACATACTCTATGCCATACAAAACCAGGAAACACAACTAAAGATCCTCTAGGTAATATTTCTGTGCATTTTTTAATGTTGGGTTTTTTATCTGGGTCTAAGTTTCTAAAATCAAATTCTAGTTCACCACCTTTATAATCTTTAGGATCTGATAGTGTAACAGTCACAGATAATTTTCTAATCTTACCGTGTGATGGATCTCCTTGTTGTCTTTGATATGGTTGATCCCAACCATCACAATGCCAATCATAAAATTGACCTTTAGTATATTTTGTAAACTGACAAGACTCGCTAAAGTCCCATTGAAAATTCCAACCTGCACTTGCATTTGCTTGATGAATATAAGGTTGTATTTCTTTATATATCCATCTGTCACTCATCCAAACAATATCAGAGTTTCTTTTCTTTTTTAAATCTTTAACTTGTTTTTTGTTTAATTTTTGATTACCAAAACCACCAGTAACTGCCATTTGATCTTGTAATTGATGACCATAACGAACAATGTCGTCACAAATACGTTCTGGTATAGCTGATTTAAAATACCAATAATAATTTGTTAAATTCATATTCTTTCTTTTACCACCATAAAAATAATATATCTATTTTTAAGAAATAGTCAATGCTTATGGAAATTGAGGCACAGTTAAAGTTCCTGAAACAGTAAATTTAGCTACACCTGTACCATCAGGTTGAGCAGATAAACAATTAGTTCCTGGTGAAACACTAGCAAAAGGTGTAACAACTGATGGTATTCTTATAACAACAATACCAGATCCTCCAGATCCGCCACCAGCTCCACCTCCACCTCCAGTGTTAGCGGTTCCACTATTACCTGGCGAAGCACCTCCTCCTCCAGGTCCTCCAGCTCCGTGAGATCCAGAACCAGCGTCTCCACCTCCACCACCTGCATAAGTAACATCTGAACCTGTAATTGTATTTGGTGCACCATTTCCTCCAGCTCCACCATTAACATCGTTAAATAATCCTCGTGAAGTAGCTCCTCCACCTCCACCACCAGTTCCATCTGCATTAGATCCACCATAACCACCAATAAATCCTTGAGGTGGGTCTGTAGGAGGTGTATTACCAGCTCCACCATTTAAAGCAGATCCTCCAGGTCCAGCTCCAGAACCACCACCAGATCCTCCAGATTGCCCTTGTGTTGTTGGTCCAGAGTTTGTATTACTACCTCCACCTCCACCACCTGCTGATGTTATAGGTCCAAAAACTGAATTACCACCACTGTTTCTACCAGCACTTCCACCAGCTCCAACTGTAACTGAATGACATCCTGGATCTATTGTTAGTGCACATCCTTGTAATGGAGAAGGCCCGAAACCAGATCCTCTATAACCACCTGCACCACCTCCACCACCATCGGGTGCAGCTCCACCACCACCTCCACCAGCGACTACTAAGTAATTTACTGAGAAAGGTGCTAATGCAACTTTAGGCCACGTTCCTTGTTGCAATGCTCTTAATTGACTTTTTAAATTCCATACACCACTTGCTTTATTTAATTCTTTTATTGCAACAGCACCAGATCCTCCAGCACCGCCACTTGCTTGACCAGATTGATAAGATGCACCACCTCCTCCACCACCAGTATTAGCTGTTCCTGCAGATCCTGCATTATTACCACCACCTGCACCTGCTGCTCCACCCCCACCAGGGCCAGCACCTCCTGCAGTTCCGCCTTGATAAGTTCCACCTCCACCACCTCCAGCTAAAACTCCTGAATTTGCTAAACATGAATATGTTGGTGAAAAATCTGTTCCTGCACCACCAGCACCACCTGCAGAAGTTGATCCATTACTACCTACAGCTGAGTGTCCACCACCTCCAGCAGCACCATAATTACCACTATTTCCAGATACAGGTCCTCCTGGATTTCCCTCTGGAGGAGTAAAACCTCCTGCGTTACCTGTTCCAGCTGCCATGCAACCTGATGCAGGACCTCCTGCACCACCACCAGATCCACCATCTCCAACAGCATTTGCGGGGCCTGATCCTACACCACCACCTGTTGATGAATAAGTTGTTCCATTTATAACAACTGATGAATTATTTCCATTAGCTCCAGCTTGGTTTAAAGATGCTCCACCCGATCCACCAGCACCAAGAGTAGCAGGAATGGTAGCACATCCAACAGCAGGAACCTCAATATCTCTTGCTCCTCCAGCCCCACCTCCAGAACCATAAGAAGTTCCACCACCTCCACCGCCAGCGACTATTAAAGTTTTAATTAATCTAGTCCCTGACTGAGTAGCAGTAAAATTACCTGTAGATGTTTTTACTTGAGAAGTGCACTTCCCAAAAGAAGTTATGTTTCTTTTACCAATTATACCGCCATTAGTTCTGGCCATTTAAGTCTCCTATTCGGAAACCCAAGCTGAGCCATTCCAATTATAGACTGTTGGTGTTTCCGCTGCGTCGTTTGATTTTCTTGCTTCCCAACCTGTATCGTTGTCAGCGTTATATTTTGTTTCGTTCCATGAAATATTATAAACCCACACAACTGGATCTTGACCATCATTTGTAACCGATGGATATGTTATTGGTGCTTGCCAATCGTCACTTCCATCTAACGCCCATGAGGCATAAGGTTGTGGACTTAAAAATTTATTTTTTGAGGCATTATAAACCATACCCATACCTGCATATTGTTTTCTAAAATTATTATTATATGATGTTTGTTTCCAACTTCCACCTTTAAAAAAATTTGAACACCATGTTTCACCATCTACATGGCAATCATTATCTTCTAATGTTCCACCATTAGCAGCAATATCATTTGCTACAACTACAACTCTTTTTACAACCTGATGTGTATCAGATGTAAAACCAGTTGGGTCTGTTTTTGATTCTAATTCTGCGAAATGTGCCATTTTATTTCTCCTTAAAAGTTAAGTTATAATTAATTATATACTAACTGTCAACGTCCCTGACGCTGTAAATTTAGCAATTTTATCTCCTCCTGGATGAGTTGACATCGTAGCTGCTGGTTCTGGATTAGAAGAAAAAGTGACTGCACTTGGACCTCTAAGAATAACAATACCTGATCCTCCTGCAGCTCCAGTTCCTCCAGCTTGACCTCCAGCTCCTCCTCCACCACCAGTGTTGGATGTCCCTGCCACTCCATTTTTATTAGGACTTGTATTAGGACTATGTCCTCCTCTACCACCACCTCCAGCTCCACCACAGTTACTAGATGATGGAGTAAAAGCACCACCACCTCCACCGCCAGCATAAGAAGTGTCTGGTCCTAAAATTGTATTTGGTGCTCCTGCACCTCCAGCTCCACCTTGTGGATCAGAAGGGCCACCTACAGCAGTTGCTCCTCCACCACCAGATCCAGCGTCTGTATTGTTAGAAGGACTTGTACTAACAGCAACACCTCCAGCATTACCTTGAGGTGGATCTACTGGGGGAGTGTTACCTAATCCACCTGCTACTTCCCCAGATCTACCTGAACCACTTCCACCTCCAGATCCACCTGAAGAACCTTGTGCTGAAATATCTCCACCAGCACCTCCTCCAGTTGAAGTTATAGTTGTTCCTGCATCATCATATGTTAAAACTGAGTTTGAACCATTTGCATTTGAAGCTGTCCCTGCTCCACCTGCTCCCACAGTTATACTATATGATCCTTCAAATATTGTTAAAGAACAACCTTGTAATGGAGAGGGTCCAAAACCTGTTGATCTATATCCACCAGCTCCGCCTCCACCAGATAAATCTGGTGCACCACCACCGCCACCAGCAACTACTAAATAATTAAAACCTGATAATTTTTCCCTTGTTACCCACTCATCATTTTTTACTTGATCGAAATGTTCGTTTAATGTCCATCTACCAGTTGCAACACCTTTTAAAGAAACTGCGTTTTGTTTTACTATTACTATTCCTGATCCACCTGTAGTGCCGCCAGCTCCACCTCCACCTCCAGTGTTAGCGGTTCCGTTTGCTCCTGCTGCTGGTCCAAGTCTTCCTTGACCTCCACCTCCAGGTCCTGCTGCTCCTCTAGTACCATATGGAGATGAGGGCGAAAAAACTCCTCCACCGCCACCACCTGCGTATACTCCTGAATTAGGTGCCCCTGGAAAAGTTGGAGAAACATCAGTTCCATTTCCTCCGTTTCCTCCACAAGCAGAACCCGCAGATGGAGTTACTGTGCCATTAGCTCCAGTTCCACCTGATCCACCACCTCCGCCTCCAGCGTAAGCAACACATTGAACATATGCACCATTACCACCAGCATTTCCTTCTGATGGTGAAAAAGATCCTTCATTACCTGCTGCTCCGCAAGCTGGTGGGCCATAGCAACCTCCTGCACCTGATCCACCTGCTCTAGCAGTTCCACCAACTGATGTTCCTCCACCAGTTGCAGATAAACAAAATGCAGTTGTATTTACTCCACAAGTGCTACCTGGTCCAGATCCCCCACCTCCAATAACTATTGGCGATGCGTTTCTTGCAGTTGCTGAAGGAATTGTAACTGATAAATTTCTTAAACCTCCAGCACCGCCACCACCATAACGACCTGGATTACTAGCACCTCCACCAGCAACAATTAATACTTGAGCTGGTCTATCTTGACCATAATCATTATCTGTAAAAGTAAAATTACTGCTTGATGTTACTACCGTTTGACTTGCTGAAACGCATTTAGCTGCTTTAACAGTATTAATTGGTCCTATAATTCCGCCATTAGCCATAGCCTATAAAACCTCCTACGCGTCGTCTAGTTCTTCATAAGATACGAAATAAGTCAAATCACTGTTAGCACTTGCTGTGACAGCTAATTGATCTGTTTCATCTAAATAGATTGGGTTTTCTAAAAAACTTAATGTTGCATCTGCTGGAACAGAAATTGTACTTCCAATAGCAACATAGTTACTGCCATTATCGACACTAACTTCAATTGTTATATCTGCTGCATTTGTTCCATCAATGTTAGCAATAAGTATTGTATTTATTTTTGCTACTTTATCAGCAGATACATCTACTGCAACTGCTCTTGAAGTAGTGACTGCTCCTG